CTCCTTCCGTGCAGACCACCTCTGGTGATGTCTCCGTGATGTATCAAGGTGACCTGATCGTGGGTCGTCTGGCTATGGGCTGCGGTACTCTGAACCCCGCTGCTGCTATTGAGCTGCAGTCGGCTCGCTCCTGATAAAGGGAGAGAGTAAATGGGATTCGCAGTTGTTGATGGTGTAGGCGTCACTACAAGTGAAACTGCCTACATGCGTCCCCCTATTGAGCCTGGTCGTGAAGGTGGTACCGTTGTTACGGTAACCCGCCTTTCTAATGGTACTGGTCAAACGGCTGGTACCAAGGCTACCACTGATGACAACATCAACAGTTCTGGCTGTACTCTTACTACCACTGTAACTAGTGGTGGTGTGACTGGCCAGACTGTTGCTGCTGGCGGTGATGGCTATCGCGTTGGTGATGTGCTGTCAGTTGCTGGCACCACTAGTGCAACCTTCCGTGTTGACACTGTTTCTTATACCAACTGAGGTAACACCTAATGGCTAATCTTTCTACTGCTGCTGGTGGTAACGGTGTGGCTGGCAATGTAAACTTTGCTACCCGCACTGTCACTGGTGCTTATGCTTCTACTTACGCTGATAACGGTAACCTGGCTGTCTCTGATAACCATGCCGTTCGTCGCTCTGTGTCTCGTACACATGGCGGTGCTACCGCTTCTGGCGTATTCTCGGAGACTCAGTGTCTTCGTACCTCTTACGTTGGTGTTGAGGCCGATTCTCCGGCACTTGACGCTAGCCGTACTGCTGCTTAATTAGTTCTACATGGGGATCCTTCGGGGTCCCTTTTTTTTAATCTTTTTATAACGTCATTGTTATGCCGTATACCAATAACGCTCAGGCTGAGCTACAAGCTGTTAATGAAATTCTGGCGTCTATTGGTCAGGCGCCTGTTACCACCATCGAGGCACAGACCATCACGTATGAGGATGGATCTACTGTCGAAGCTGTAATCAACCCGGAAGTTGCAATTGCATATGAGACCTTAATGCAAGTCTCACGGGAGGTACAGGCAGAGGGATGGACGTTTAACCGAGAAGTTAACTATCCATTTACTCCTGATACTAATGGCTATCTATCTATGACGGGTAGTATGCTACAAATTGATCTTAGTGATACTGTTGCTAATAACGACTACGACACTGTTATTAGGAACGGTAGGTTGTATGATAAGATTGGACACACTGATGTTTGGGATACTACTAAGACATACGATGTAGATGTAGTTTGGTACTACGACTTCGTTGATGTACCTCAAGTATTCCGTGACTACATCACCTCACGAGCTGCCACACGTTGTGCTATTCGTCTTGTTGGTGATGTAAACTTGACTCAAGCTCTTGCTTCATTTGAGACATGGCGTCGTGCTAACTGTCTTGAGTATGAATGCAATGAGGGTGACTACACCATGTTTGGCTTCAAGCAAGGTGATGGCTTCTACAATAGCTACAAACCATTTAAGGCACTTGCACGATGACAGCAATCTCTCAACGTATACCTAACTACATTGGCGGTGTATCACAACAAGCTGATGAGAAGATGCTGTTGGGTCAAGTCAAAGATGCACTGAACTGCTATCCAGATATTACCCTTGGTATGCTAAAGCGACCTGGTGGTAAGTTCCTGGGTAGGTTGGCTAGCTTGACTGCTAACACAGCTGATTCAGCTGCATGGTTTAGTATGTTCAGGGATAACCAAGAGAAGTACATTGCTACTGTGTCTTCTGCTGGTGTCATTAAGGTGTGGAACCTATTGACTGGATTAGCTGGTACTGTGTCTTACCCAGCTGGTAAGCAAGCAGCTGTTGAGAGTTACCTGACTGCTACTGATTACCGCAGCATTAAGACACTTACCATTAACGACTTCACGTATGTTGTCAATACTGAGAAAACAGTAACTGCTAAGGCAGCACCTACCTGGAATGCCAAGCGTCAAGCTACCATTGTTATCTCTAATGTTGAGAACGATATTACTTATTCAGTGACTCTTGGTGCCAGTACGTTTACCTATACTTCGCCAGCCCCACCAACAGCACCAGCCACAGCCCCTACTGTAAATATCGGCATTGTAACAGCTGGTATATCAGCCGCAATTACTAGTGGTTTTGCAACTAAGACTGTCATTGACAACACCATCTATTTAACATTCAGTTCTGATACTGATGTTTCAGGTTTCGCTGGTATTGCAGGAAAGGATCTACGCGTCTTTCAAGATTCTGTTGATACCTTTACTCGTCTTCCTGAGCAAGCTAAACATGGTCAGGTTGTCAAGATCAACAACACATCAGCTGATAAGGACGACTTCTACCTTAAATTTGTAGCTGATAATGGAACAAGTGGTAAGGGTTACTGGGAGGAGACCATTGCTCCCAATGTTAGTACTGGTATCAATGAGGCTACTATGCCCATTGCATTGATCCGTACAAGCACTAGTCCACTTGCATTCACTGCTACATTCCTGGATGGTTCTGTTACTGTCAATAGCCTTCCTCTATTGTGGGAACCACGGCTTGTTGGTGACAATGACTCCAACAGTCACCCTACCTTTGTCGATAACACCATTCAGGATGTCTTTCTGTTTAACAATAGGCTTGGCTTCCTGACTGAAGATAACGTCTCCATGTCTCAGGCTGGTGACTACTATAACTTCTACCATAAGTCAGCTACAACACTGACTGCTGCTGACCCTATTGACCTTAGTTGTGCTAGTGTTAAACCTGCTATCATTCGTTCAGTGGTACCCATTACACAGGGTCTACTGCTGTTCAGTGAGAGCCAACAGTTCCTGATGGAAGCAGAGAATGGTGCATGGACACCTGCCAACTGTAGCATCAGAACACTTGCTAACTACGAGTGTGATCGTTACCTAAAGCCTATTGACCTCGGCTCTACTGTTCTCTATGTAAGTAGGAACCAGAGCTGGTCTAGGGCATTTGAGATCTTCACTCGTGGTCAACGTGAATCCCCCACGGTTACAGAGACCACTAAGATCGTACCTGAATGGATGCCACAAGGTATTACAGATACCGTAGGAAGCGCTCAGAATGGCCTGTGGGTGGCCTCTAGTAGGACAACCAAGTACTTGTACCTCCATCGGTACTACGAGCAGGGGGAGGAGCGTGCTCTGGCCTCCTGGGTACGTTGGCTGCTACCCTCCAATGTGATCCACACAGCTATCCAAAGTGATGTCCTGTATATCCTGACCAGTGGTACTGAGGGTTACACAGTTACTCAGCATAAGTTGGTATTGGCACCCAGTACTGGTGGTCTTATCAACAGTCTTGGTAACACAGTAGATCCACACCTTGATTCATGGTGTGAGGTAACTGATGTAACGATGGTGTCACCAACACCCCCTACTGCACCCAGTTACAGTAACACTACCAGTGTAACTAAAGTCTACCTACCTACCTATTTCAACACCACTAAGACCATTCGGTTTGTTGTCGGTCTATTGAAGACTGGTAGCCCTGGTACTGCTTCTGGCTACACTAATGTAGCTGTACTGGAAACAGATGGTGGTGGTACCTACTTCACCATCCCTGGTGATGTCTCTGGTAACTACATCTATGTTGGGTATGAGTACAACATGGAACTTACCCTTCCTAGGTACTACTACTCTATGGGTCAGCAGGGTGTTGACTTCACTGCTGTTACCATGACATCCCGCATGGCATTCTATACAGGTCTTGGTGGTGAGATCTATTTCAGCATTAGAGATCGTAGTCGGCCTGAGTGGTTCAGTATTGGTGGTGCTAGAGTTGCTGACTTCTATATCTCGGATACTTCACCGTTCCGTGATTCCTACGTTTATAAAGTCCCCATTTATCAGAGACCAGATAACTATACGATGAAAGTAACTTCTAATACTCCGTTCCCTGTTAGTCTTGTGTCTATGCAATGGGAAGGACAATACTCACCTGGCTTCTATAGGAGGGCTTGATTATGGCTTTTCCTTTTGGTTTAGCTATTGCTGGTGTTAGCTCCATCCTTGGTGGGTTGGGTGGCCAGGCAGAAGCAAATGCACAGAATAGAGCACAAGAGGCTCAATACGAACAAAACCTTCAATCCTGGCAGTATGGTAAGAAGCGTACTCGTGCTGATTATCAACAAAATAGAAAGCAGTGGCGTCTTAATAAACGCAACGAGGAAACCCTGGCTGCTTGGAAGGATAGCACCAACCTACAGGATTGGCAGTATAATCTAAGGATCCAAGACTTTGAGTATGCTTCTCAAATTAAACAGTATGCCAAGTCAGAGAAGATCTTCGGTCAGCAGCTCACCTTCAACCAGATGGCACAAGCTGCTGCTAATGAAGCTGAGTATCGTAAACTTGAAGATACGACTAAGGAGCTGGCATTCCAGAACCAAGATCTTGTCATTAAAGCCCTCCAAAGCGAGGGAGTTACTGCTGTTAAAGGTCAACAGGGTCGTAGTGCTAATAAGGCAGAGCAAGTTGAGTTCGCTTCACTTGGTCGTAACCAAGCCATTCTAGCTGAGTCACTGTTGAGTGCTCAAGCAGATACTGATGCTGCTCTACGTAAGATTGCAGCCGATAAGTTTGGTGCTGATATTGCAGCAGAAGCATCCCGTATGCTGAAGCCTGATCGTCTTCCCCAACCTCCCAAGCCCCTCACTACTCCCCGTGCTGAGTTCCTCAAGCCACGTAAGCCTAAGGAGTTTGACTTCGGACCACGGCCAATTAAAGGTGTCATGGCATCTTCTACTGGTGCATGGTTGGGAGCTGGTGCTAACTTCCTTCAATCTCAAGGTGGCAACATTGCTACAGGTCTTGCTACTGGCAAGTGGGCATAGATAACATTAACAACATACTTGCATAAATGGATCAAGTTAATTACAGAGGGTACGCCCGCAGTATAGGTTTCGATCCTATTAAGGCACCAACGGAAGGTCTTGCTCGAATGCAGGAACGCGACAACCGTATCATACGTGGTATGGAGGATAACCGTCGGGAAATTAAACAGGTACGAGACGAGTATGGTGCTGGACTTGAACGTAAGTTCAGCATGGAAGCAAGAGATCGTGATCAAAACTATGCGTGGGAAACCAAGCTTGCTGATACCCGTCAGAAGGCTATTGGTGTAAACGCACAGACCATTATTCAAAGTGAACTGCAACGCGGTAAGAATGCAGCATCTACATTTGAAAGTCTAGCTAAGTTCAGTACTACTATCTCAGATACCCTGACTGAGTACCAAAAGCAGAAAGATCAACAGGAAAAGGCAGCTGTTCTTACTGATGTAGCTATCAATGGTCTGCCAATGCAACGGCGGCAGGTACAGGACAACGCTAAAGCTTTGCTATCCCAAGCTGGAGAAGCTACTGATAAGATTGCTGAAGGAGTACAGGCCAGGGGAGCTGATCCGTATCTTGTTACCAACATACTTACGGGTAACAAGAAGAGAGACATGTGGAAACTCGAAGGACTTTCCATGCTTGCAGCGGTTGAGTTTCCTGGATGGGTACAAAATGAGTTGGATACGCGTAATTTGGTAACAGCTGGAGAGCGCGAAGCGGCCTTTAGTACACTGCTTACTGAATTTCTACAGATGAACGGTCTATTCGAAGTAAAGGCCGACTTCATGGTAGAAAGCTTGATGAAAATGAGGGGATCGTACAATTCTTTTGTTAACGCTGCTCGTCGCTCAGACATTGTTAACAAGTCCACCACGATGCGTGACGATGCCTTGGGTAATCTCTCACGCACAAAGAGTGGGGAGAGCCTTACAGAGGCATTTAGGACCCTCTCACGTAGTTACAGGGAGGACGGTGTAACCCCAGTTGGTAACGCTACTGCTAAGGCTGAGATCTTCAAGGAACTCAGTGACACTACTCGCTACTCCGATGCTGATGTAGAGCGTATCCTTGGTGAAGCACAGACTGATCAAGGTAGCTGGAAGGATAGGTTTGGTCGTGATTACGATGACCTTGTTACCAACCGCCGTAAGGATCAGGAAGCTGAATACCAGCTGAATGATGCAGAAGAGCGTCGTGCTCAGAAGGCTGCTGAGGATCAACTGCTTGAGTGGGTTGGTAGTAAGTGGAATGGTGATCAGGAAACCCTCAAGGCTATCATTGATGATGCCAAGACAAAG